TAGTAGTGGGGGATTGCTCCCCCACTTGTTCAGGTATACGCTACAGTTTACTTAGTACCATCCAGCGATGCGGCGTTGGAAACATACTGGCCGCAGTTTTTGTAGATACGGATACGCTCTGGCGCTTTCACAACCAGTGTTGCGTACAGCATCAGGATGAACGGGTTCAAAGTATCAAGTGCAGGCAACACTTTTTTGTGCAGAGGGGCCAACTGCGCGATGCAGATATCGCGTGGTTCCGGCTTGATAAAGATCGCCATACCGTCTGTTGCATTGGTGGTGATGTTATCAGTCGGTGTCCAGGCTCCGAGGTCGATAAACACAACAGCACCGGTTGATGTCGTGGCGGTATTGGTTGTATTACCGGTTGTGGCTGTAGCCGTTGCTGTAGTGGCAACTGCAGGTGCCTTGATCTTGGCAATCAAGCGATGGGTTGAAGCGGTCGCGCTTGCACCACGGTAGATACGGTAGCCTGTTGCGCCTGCTACCGGTGCTACGGTAAATGTTGCGCCCTGTGATCCGTTAAGAGCAACAGAAGCGGACACTAGGGGCAGTGATTCGCCGGAATCGTTGAACGACGAAATGCTGTAGTAGTATGTGCTTGCTGCTGGGCCGACTGATCCACTGACCAGTGGTACCTGTGACCATGTGATCGGGATGGTAGGAGCATCTGGGTGCGCGGCAGCGAGTGGCGCAGCACCTTCAATTTCCTGCAGCATGATCGAGTGGTCAAATGAAACCGATCCAAACTGACCATCGTAGGAAGGAACGCGGAAACCCGGGCTTACGTCGGCCGTTGCATTAGTGCCCTTGTCAAAACGGACAATATTGCGGTCGATGTACTGTTTGTTCAGTCCCTTGGCAACATGAGGGGACATAAGGATGCTGTATCCGTCCATGCTTGGCTGCTTACCGGTAACGACGAGGTTTTCTGCCGAGTTGTCGATGTTGTCAAATCCGAAGGCTTTACCCTTCATATCGATCACGTTGGCGGAGTTTTTGGTCATCATCTGAGCGAGCAGACCGTCAAAGCCTACCTCTACACCGTTTTTGTCGGTGATGCTCTTGTCACCAAATACGCCATCGCGCTCGAAACGCTCGAGCAGTTCCAGTGTGCGGTCTTTGTTTTCGCGAGCTTCTGCGTCTTCAAAAATACCACCGGCCTGACTTGCACGAAGCATCTGGTCAGTTACCCCACCACGGACGCCGAGGTACTTGACGTACTCGCCGGAGCGGGTGAATGCAGATACGTTACCGGTTGGGCCACCACCCTCGGCAAAGCCAAGGCCAGAACGACGAGCGCCGAATCCGGAGTGACGGTTGAATTCGTAGTACGCATTGGCACTAGGAACAACCGGGATTTTCTGCCACAGTTTAAAGTGGTCATTGTGCCGTCGAGGTTTTCCAGCGTCAATGGGCCTTGTGTGATGCTGCCAGCAGCGCCACCGTTTGAGTTAGTGGAGTACAGTGCTTTCATGAGATCGTCGCTGGTTCTGTTGTCTCCGAAGCCTTTCAGCAGTGAATCGAATCCTTGGTACATGGTTTGTTTCCTCCTTGTTTGCGGGTTATATCCCGAGTGCGTTTTTTACTTCGTCTGTGAATATGTCAGTGGTTTTGAACCGGTCGTATACTCCGAGCCATTTGGCTTCTACTTTGCCTTCGCTTACCGACTTGATAAGAGATTCTCTCACTTCGGTAGTGGACTTCTGCAGTCCTTCCGTCTGGACTGCGCTACCTACTCCGATCACGGCTTTACCTGGGGCTACCGGTGTTGATCCGAGCGCAGTCATGGTTGCCATGGATTTTGCTAGACGCTCGGAATCATCCTGGTGGGACTTGACAAGCGACGCTGTAACCTTTGCCATTTTGATGTTCAGGTTAAGCAGGGCCGCGAGAGACTTACGCAGGTCGTTGATGTCGTTAGCCAGCACCCCAATGTTATCCCCCATGGATTTTTCGAGAGATGCGAACGCTTCGCTGGCTTTCACCAGTTCTTCGTCGTAGTCATCGTCTTGTGACTTTCCGAATGGCTTCGGCTCGGCTCCTTCGTCTTTTTCGTCGTCCTCGTCGTCCTCGTCGTCCTCGTCGCACTTCTCGTCTTTCTTGCATGCCTTGGACAGGTCTTCTCCGAGTTCGTCTTCCAGTGCCTTAGTCAATTCATCAAGCTCGTCTTGCGGTTCTTCTACGGACTTTTCAATCGAGTCGAGTTCCGCCATTGCCTTGGCAATATCTGATTCGGTTGTGTCTGTTACTTTTGTGTTTTCACTCATTCGTATCTCCTCCTTTTTGATATACGCTACATGGTTTATAAAATACCGGCTGCTTTAACCAATGCCGCCAGGTCGGGCCTATGTTTGGCTCCGTGGATAAGTTTTCGAACAAAGTTGATGCTCTGATTGTTGTCGTGTCCCAGACACTTATGCAAATGGTTCACTGCTCCAGGAATACCTTTGCTGAATCTGCCTGCCGAATCGTAGCAATTGCATGTCGTGCCGCTGCCATACAATAGGCTGCTCATACCCCTGTCTAGGTTTTCTAATACCAGAGGTGCTGCAGATTCTGTTGTCATCGCCTTGCTTATGTTTTCGATATCTTCCTTGCTCACTGGTGCATGGCTACCGCAGGAATGTCCTGGTGTGTGCAGAGGGTGGTTCGAATCGCACTTGCCGCAACAAAAACTTTTCCTGAACACTTCCAGCGTTGCCTCGGCGTTTACCGGCTTGGTAGTGATTGCGAGATGCCGGACTTGAGATTTGGTTATTTTATTGCCCTTGCGCTCGACCACTCCGCCTTCGACTGAATATGCTAAAGACCGCTTGCCTCCAGACTTCTGGAACATCAAACCAAGCTCCCATAATTCGTCAGCGAGTCGCGCTTGTTCGCTGTTCGTCTCTCCGCTGCTTTTGAGTAGTTCACCTTCGACCCACAATCCCTTGTCACGGATTTCTGCGCGGATCGGATAGCCGACGATGATCGGCATAGTAGCTCCGGCTATTTCTCTTTTCTGGTGGTCATAATTCAGAAACCCGGACTTCAACAGATATGAAAAGTCGATACCGTTTTGAAGTATTACTTCCCCGTCTTGGTCCATAGACTCTGTAGAAGCGTATCCACGAACTATACGCCGATCGCCAGATTCACTCTTTCTGAGTTCCATCTCAATTGGGAGTTCGAACAGTATTTGGTTGTCGGTCTCTACCATCGTTGCCCCTAAACGCAAAAAGGCGGCTACAGGAGTACCCTGTATGCCGCCTATAACTAACAGTCTCGCAGGTGCTACACCTGGTCGTTGATTGTCCGTGTCAAGCGAATCGTGTTTGATCGAAGTGTTAATCTACCGCGACCTGATATTTCTATTGTGACTTCTTTCCCTGAATGAAAAAACTTCAGCGGAAAATCGCCATGTTTGAGCACAGGTATTGCACTTGTACTATCCTGTGTACTCTTTCGGAGCAGGTATACCAACTTGGGTGTATTCTGCATATAGTTGAATATTAGGTATACGCCACACAGATGTCAAACTTTTTTCCATAGATTGACATCTATAAAGTTTCTGCAACGTTGATAAAGGTTTTACCTGTGGTATCAATGGTCTTTTTTATTGTCCCAAGCGATATATCGTAGACGCCACCTTTCGCGACAACAAACGTTACACGACCGTTCACTCCAGTTTCTACTTTATCGACTATTCCATCAAAAATAATTCCATTGAGTGCTTGTGTCCGGGGAGTTATGGCCACAGGATATTTTTGGACTGCGACCATATCATGCGATCTTACGTCTACCGAGATCATGCACATATCTGGGTTATCCAGTTTCGGTGGCAGTATCGCACCAAAGGAGCTCACGATACCCGCAGAGCTCTCTGTTTTGAGTTGATGGTATTTGGCTGGGTCTGCCAGGGCGGACGTCCATTTCAATTTGCCTGTTGCGGTGTCTACTAGCAGAATAGAAACTGCCACAGTATCAATTACTGTTCCCCAAGTATTCCCATCAGTAGATTGGTACCAGTGGACAATAGTTGCAGGGTCTTGAAATGCATCAGGGGGTGGTATTAAAAATAATAATGTCTCTGACATGTTAACTCCATTATCAATCTTGTAATTTTAAATCATCGGTAGCCCAGTGCTTTTACTCTACCGGGATGTCTCACTGCTATGTATGACACTGATCCTGCGATTGAGGTTTCCGCTCTGTACAAAAACTGGAGTTTAGCCGCTTGTACTACCGAATTCTGTCTCATGTATTCTACATCGGTCGGAAACTCCGGATTATTGTAGTAATGTATAGTTTGAAATCCAGATATTGTTGGCGGTACAATGATCGGCCTAGTTGAGACAGATACTGCCGTTAATGTTGCGTACTGAATACCGACGAGTGTGGCTGCTGCGATATTTGGGGTCGTGGACACGCTCTGAATACCGAAAATGCCATTTTTGACGCCATATAAAACAGGTGAAGCAACTACTGGTTGTGTCGTACCGGTGACAGAGGAATAAATCCCATTCCGAACACCGACTACCGAAATATTGGAAATAACCGGAGTAAATGAGACAGATAGTGCATTGTAACTGGCACTCTTTGCTCCTAGAACTCCTGATAATGTTGGTGCTGTAACTGAAGGAGTCGATGAAGTGCTGACTCCTGAAAATCTACCATTTCTTATACCTGCCACAGCGGGGGTAGTAACAGTCGGAGTGATAGAGGCACCGACCACTGTAAATCTTGCGTTTCTTATGCCCACCAAGCCAGTAGTGGAGACCACAGGGGTTGTTGCCACCCCTGGAACGGTATACGTTGCATATATGGCCCCACCCGCTTGAGCACTGAGCGTCGGAGCTGTAACCGATGGCCTGGTTGACACCTGAGCAGCAGCGATAGTCGCATATCGCACAGAGGCCATATTTGGAACAACCACAGCAGGACGAGTGGACGTAAAAACAGCAGAGAACGTGCCTTTTCTTATGCCTGATAGTGACGGTGCATTTACTACTGGCCTCATAGAATCTTGAAGCGCAGTATATGTTCCGTATCTCTTGCCGATGATTGTTGGCAACGAAATAGCAGGCGTACTGGTGGCAGTCAGAGCTGCAAATATCCCGTACTGTTTACCGGTGAGTGCTGGAGCGACTACCGCTGGAGTGGTGGACGTAAAAACAGCAGAGAACGTGCCTTTTCTTATGCCTGATAGTGACGGTGCATTTACTACTGGCC